GCACTAAACCCTTCTAACTGAAAAGGATTGGATACAACATTGATTTTATAGATTTCTTTCATTATGAGACATACCAAGACGATTATTATGATAATACCCACAATGTTTATAATTTCGTTTTGTTCTAGCATAGTTTATTCGCCAAAAAATACAAGGTATAAATGTGATCAGGTATCACTTATGTATTATGCCCCTATATTATTTTTCAACATAAATCGTTTAATATTTTCTATACTTGATTTGCTAATTTTCCGTCGTTGTCCTTGATTATTTTCGATTTTTATTTTGTCTAACGCTGTAGGGTCCTCTGCCAAATGCGTTAACATGTCATGAATAGAACCATTGTATTGATTCATAATGGAATATGCACATTGATTTCCTATACCCGGAATGGTACATAACATGATCTCACCTATATTATCTAAAGTAATATTTGCCTTTTTCTCCTTTTTAATTATTTCACTATAACGAGGTTTGGGCGATTGATAGAGGTATTGGCTTTCAATATGTTTTACTGATTGCGGATCGTTAGGTATTATGAAAATGTCACTGGTTTCACTTTCTTCCGTTTTATTTGTCTTATTAATTGTTTCCTCATTATTGTGATCCATTGTTTCCTGGTCATGGTCATGGTCTTGGTCATGGATATTATCGTTTTTACATATTGATTCGTCAGGCTGAATAGGAGAAGGGGCTTCTACCTTCTCTACATACGATTGTTCCACAGATTCTAGTTCTGTGGTCGCACAATGTCGATAAAAAGGCATTTTACGCTTAAAATCTTCTTTACGGAGTTTTGTTATAAAATTATAAATAAACTTGCAAGATTCATCCAAACTTTTCGTGTTGTATACAGAAAATCCTTTATAATAGGACAGTGACGTGATACAAGAGTATAGTACGGATTTATTCGTTCTTGCCTTATATTCATATAATCGTTCAATATCACCTTCTATAAGATAAAATATATTGTGATTGTGTACTGGTGAAGCATCCAACCGAAAAGATTGCTCGTTGTATCTTCCGTCTTTAATACTGGATGCCAAGTCATATATAGTTTTTCTTTCAAAAATAACTTCATCGACTCCAGCATCAGAACGAATAATCATGTCACCAAGATCTAACCGGGCAACCTCAACCGTTAATTGATGTGTTAATGGGGGAAATAGTTGTTGAAACTTTTCTATGAAACCTGTTTCTCTATTATCTATAATTAATTTCATTATATAAAATGTCAGACCATATACTACTAATATTGTAATTATAACGCGTCTTGTTTTTAATACTTTATTAATATAGTTTATTTATAACATAAAGATAATTAAGTATTCTTGTTAAGTATTCAAATCAGAATCAGTCAATATGGGTGTCGTAACGAGAAGTCAAGCAAAAGAGAATAATCTTCTTGTAAATAATACATCATCATTAGTCAATATGAGCGAAATATCAATTGTAAAAAGGAAAAGTATTCATGTAAATACTAGAAATAAAAGGGAGGAAGAAGAACTGTATGATTGCGCCGTTATTTTGTGCACACTAAAAAATAATATTAGAAAAGAAAATTTGAAAAGTTCGGTAAATAAACTAGCAAATCAGATAGTAAAAGCATTAGATAGGAAATAAAAAATGAAAATTGATGAGAAACATGCAGTATACATAATATATGATTTAAACAATACAATATAATTTACATTAGTAATTACCAATACAAGTTCGTTCCTTACCGTGCCTATTTTAGTATTATGTTGACGGACAATAAATTGCTTCAGGATGATGATATTACACGTGAGGAGGAAGGATTAGTATTTAACCCTTATAATCCGGACAATGTGGAGATTACATTGAATCAAGTTCAATCTATTCTAACGAAATATGGAGTTCCAGATAAAGTACATAATTTGAATTTATATAAGAGATCATTTGTTCACAGATCATATACTAAGCGTCCACATTTGCTCAACATGGAGGAAAATATAACCATCATGGACCAACCCGATAATTGTATGCCCTTAAGTACGAAATCGAACGAGAGACTGGAATTTTTGGGAGATGGGGTACTGGAATGCATTACCAAATATTATTTATACCGACGATTTCCAAAAGAGAACGAGGGATTTATGACAGAAAAGAAAATCGCTTTGGTGAAGAATGAATCTATTGGGAAGTTGGCATATGAAATGGGATTGCATAATTATTACATCATTTCTAGACATGCTGAGGAGAAAAAAATTCGCACTAACTTGAAGAAATTGGGTTGTTTGTTTGAGTCCTTTTTGGGAGCCCTCTTTCTAGATTTCAATAAAATAGACATACATGATGATGAAAAGTGGTTTGATAATGTCTTTGTCACGGGACCTGGGTTCCAGATAGCCCAAATATTTGTCGAGTCTATATTTGAAAAGCATGTGGATTGGATGAAGTTAATACAAGATGATGACAATTATAAAAATATACTTCAGGTGAAAATACAGAAAGAATTCAAGGATACACCTCACTACATAGAGCATAGTCACGATCCTGAAATAGGGTATGAGATGGGTGTGTATTTATGTTTAGGGCAACCGATTCACGCAGTAAAGTTTGAAAATGCCATTCCGTATGAACATTTTGGTTCTTTCCGAGAGATACATGAAGAATTCGATCAAAATGGCAGTGTTTTTGTATTTTTCGCGAAATCAATTCATAAAATTAAGAGAAAGGCGGAACAGACGGCATGTGAAATGTCAATAAACAAAATCAAATAAAATAATACAACCCAACTTCATAAAACAAAAAGAAAGATACTAACATAATCGTATAAAGAATGATATTATATTAATTAAAATTTATATACTAATATAATATACAGAACCCAGTATTTCCTATTTTTTATTGGTTGAGTTGAATCATTTGAGGTCATGTCAGGAAATATACCTAATTTTTTGAGAGAATACATAAAAAGAAGTGAATCTACCGAAGTAGACGGTACCAGTGATGACGAATCCGGAAATGATAAAAGGATATTTGGATACAACATTGTACCGGTAATAAGTAAGTCGGTTAATGAAAATGACCTGGTAGATAGTGACTCGTCGGATGAAGAAGATATCGTGGGCGATGACAGTGAATATGATTCACGTGAAAGTGACGAAGAAAACACCAGAGTAATTCAAAAAAAGAATACAGCAACAGCAACAAACGTAGATGCCGATGTTTCTCGGAAATCTGTCAAACAAGGTCCTGTTGATGACTTTTATTTAAATAACAGACAAAAGTTTGTGAAATTCATTACGGATAGGTTCAAGGATGTTGAAACAGAATATAACACCTCAAAATCTACGACTCGCTCCTCCGGATTAAACATTATGTTATCTCAACGAATCGTGATGTCATATTTGAATTTGGACTCTCCCTATAGAGGTCTACTATTGTACCATGGTCTAGGTAGTGGCAAAACAATTAGTTCGATTGCTATTTTCGCAGAAGGTTATCAAAATAAACAGATTCTAGTAGTATGCCCCAAGCAATTAATAAACAATTATCAAGAAGAGGTAAAACTGTTCAACACGTCTTTTCCTGATATGAAAATACCTGAAAAAATAGAGATAGACGGAAAGATAACAAAGAAAATCAAATATTTCGGTTATACTTCATCTACAGATATGGCTTTATTAAAAGAGGAAAACTTAAACAACAAGGTAATTGTCATAGACGAGGTGCACAACTTTTCGAACGCAATAGTGAATGCATTAAAAGATCCATTAAATAAATCGTCAAAGAAAATTTCAACAAAGAAAATGACGGAAGAAGAGGATGCAAAATTTTTAGAGAAGAAGGTAAAAAATATAGAAGATATAATGAATAAACGTAATGAAAACAGTGAACCAGAGGAGATGAAACGAAATTGGGAAAAAATTCGTACACTTTTTAATAAGTTTGACACGAATGAAGTTGATAAAGATAGAGATATCACGAACAAGGAGCCAATGTCAGTAGAAGAAAAAAAAGTATTACGAAAAGAAATAATAGACTTTTATGAGAAAACAGTGCACGTTGTTACAACGAAAAACATCATACCTATATACGAAAATATGAAATCTGCTATAAATACCAGATTTATTCTTCTGTCAGGAACACCGGTTATTAATAGACCATTTGAACTAACAGTACTGTACAATATACTCCGTGGAAACATAATTACCTATAAATATTTATTACAAAGTATTAAAAATCCAGATACATTGAAGAGAAGTCTCAAAGAAATACGTGATATAGATTATTTCAACATTTCTTTTCCAAGTAATAAAAACAATAAATATATTGTTGAAGTTACACAAAACCCGAAAAAATTTATAAATATAGAACAGGATGTCTTTAAAAAGAAACGTGAGATCAGAGATATAGAGCAAGATTTTGATCAACGTATTCTCGGGGTGATTCAAAAACATTCAAGTCAAAAAAATATTCAGAAAGAAACAATTAGCTATACAGCGTTCCCTGAAAAGGAAGAGGTGTTTAAGAAGTATTACTCTGATCCAATCTTGAATAATATCAACAAATCGAATAAAGACAGTAAAGAAAAAAATGATAGTAAAAAAGAAGCAGAGGAATTGTTTTCAAAAAGAATAATCGGATTGTCATCGTATTTTAAGGGGGTGGATGATGAGTCTATGGCAAAATTAAATACTATTAACATTTCACTTGAAATGAGTGCTTATCAAGCTACAGTATATAATCGCGATATTAAGAGAGAAAAAACAAAGGGAAAGGGAAAGAACACGAAAGATGCGGTGGAATCTTCCTCTTACAAAGTTAAATCGAGACAAACATGTGATTTTGCTCTACCAGAATCATGTAGCACCAATATACCCGATAATTATAACCAAGAAGACACCACAAATATAGTGCAATGCATTGACGACTTGATGTCGAAAGATCAAAACTTTATGAAACTAGATGCACAGGAAGAAACCAATAAATTGGAACGTTATAGTCCAAAATATAAGAAAGTAATTGAACAATTAAACAACAGTGAAAGGGAAAATAGGGGAACCCATTTAATTTATAGTAATTTTATAGTAAGAGGCACGGATATATTGTCAATGGCATTAGAACGGAACGAATATGTTGAAATGAAAGTGGAAAAAGATGGAAATAGTATTAAAATTAAAAACATTAACGAAGTGAAAGAGAAAACAGGAAAAGTATTCATAGCTTATAGAACAAGTGATTCTGTTGCCGTTAAATTAGCAAAAAGAAAAATATATAATAATGATTGGAATGAATTATCTGACAAGGAAAAAATGCCTGATGGGAACATGATGAATTTCGAACAATTAAAAAATCAACTTAATGTATTTGATAACGAATATCAACTTTATGGTAAGCTAGCAAAAGCATTTATAATTTCCAAATCTTCTGCAGAAGGAATTAATTTAAAAAATACTCGATTCGTCCACTTACTCGATCCGTTCTGGAATCCAGCTGTTACTACGCAAGTTATCGGCAGGGCGCGTCGTCTAAATAGCCATGAGGCTCTTCCTCCAGAGCTGAGAAATATTACTGTTTATAAATATCTCATGACACTCAAATCATCAAACAAAATTGGAACTACCGACCAACAGTTAGATAAATTATCAGAAATAAAGAAGCAAGAAACAAATACATTTTTGAAACTGGTCAAAAGTGCATCAATAGATTGCATGATACACAATAAAAGTAAATCAAAATCTAAAACCGATGATGATAGTGCATACAAATGTTTTGCATTTCCTCCCGAAAAGAATGGGGATCCGGGATGGACATTTATTCCTGATACTACGAGGAAGGAAAATTAGAGCCAATTGAGCTCGTTTGAATGGATGATTGAAGTATATTTATTTGCATTTCCAACTTATTTATTTTTTCCAAAAGTTCATTATATTGTGATTCTGTAACTGAAAATGTCTTTACAGAAGGTGTTTCCGGTCTTTTTATTTTTAATTTTGAAGATCTTCCTGTGAAAGGTGAAGAAGTGTGTTCCTGCTCAACAGACGGTGAAGGAACAGGACGGCTATAATTATGATCCACGGTTGCATCCGCATCCTTATCATATGATTTATCAATTTCCGTAGAGAACGTAACTGATTTCTTTTCTTCCTTTGAAACCATACTTTCAGTATTGTCGTTAAGAGAAGTATTCGAAGGAGGAGCAGGAGCAGGAAAAATAGACAATTCACGTTCCCTAGAGGCAAGACGTTCAGCAATGAGACGATCCATATCATTACCTATAGGGGAATCGTTTTCCATCGATTTATCCGAGAAATCAATATCAGAAGGTACGTTTTGATCGAGTGATAATTCTCTCTCGCGTTTCTGTTGATTGTACTGCTCCATATTATATTCCGACTGTTCCGATTTTTTCACGTGGAAAAGTGGTTGAATAGATTTATTAGAATTAGAATTACCAATACCAATATTATTTGCATCATAAATAACTTTCATAGATGGATTAGATAATCCTTGACCAGTGTTATTATGTGATGATCGGATATTCTCTATAGCTGGAATGAGTTGTTCAATAATAAGCTTGTTTTTCTCTACATGAGTATAATACCCGAAGTTACTTTCAATATTTTTACTTGTATTTAAAACAACAGAATCAAATGTATTTTTTACGGCAATGTATTGACTGTTTTTCATATTATCAAAAACATGGTTATCTTTAAGAATATCCCAAAGTATACGTTTATTTGTGGCACTATTGAGCGATTGATGATTCATAATTTTTCTTTTATTTTTTCTGGTAATTAATTTAATTAGTTATCTTTCTTATACTAACTAGTTCTTCATAATAATATCATAATATGTTTAATACCTATGATATTATTACTTACTTATACCTATATTTTTACTGTTCATTTATTCATGACGATAATATTTATCACGTAATTTGAACGCTTCTTCATCATGTATTTTGTTTATCATAAAGTCGGATGGTTCTTTCCTTCCAGTAAGCAATTCGATAATAAAGAACATGACGTACATACCACACTCCGTATTTTTCGTTTGATGTTTTGTTCGATTGATGTATAATTTCAAGGGTATTCCATTTTGTTTGCTGTCTTTTCTCACTCTTCTAATAAAGTGATTTACTTCAGAGGGAGGTTTGTGACCAGTGCTGTCAAAAAACATGATATATTTTTCATTTAGGTCGATGAAGAGGACAATCCAGTGTTGTCCTGGTTCATCGTGGTAGTCAGTATTAATGACGATACCGATTTTCTTCTTACTTTTCTCCAACTGTTCATTTACGTCGAATTTGCACAAGTCTTCCCATACGCATTTATTATTGTACAGGTGATGGTCAAAATCAAGAGGAGCAGGACCAATAAAGTCAAAGACAGGATAGAAATATTCATATTGTTTCATCACTGACGAAATATCAGATGAACTGAGCCATGTTTTTGGATACGACTTCCATTTGCTAGGAGCACGAGGAGCGAAACTATTTTGAACCAGCATCATTTCTTTATCACTTAATTGATGAGTACCGCCTAATAATTCACTTTTGATCCAACACGATTCTCTGTTGCAGGAATGTTGTAAGTTTTCTTTTAATTCCTTCCAAATTTGTTTGGGATCGTCACTCGTAATTTTACCAAATGTTTGACGTACATTCCATAAATCTCGCATTTTCATCAATGTGGAATCTGTATAGCATGTTTCAACGTTTTTTCTACGAGGATTTGGACCACAACGATCCTTTATGAAACGTTTTCGGGTGACGTTTTTGTTTTGCGAATGGCTCCTGTTGCTTTTACTCTTGCTGTTACTGTTGCCCCAACTTCTATGTATTTTTTTCGTAGGTTTTGTCATGACTTTTTACTTTTTAACTTATGTTAACTAGAACTACTAATATAAGTTAATATTAATTATTTATTTGTTTATTTATTTATTTGTTTATTTATTTATTTATTTGTTTATTTGTTTGATTGTTTATTTCATCGATTTCATTAATTAATGTTCACAATTCGCAGATTTCAATTGCTCACGTGTATGATTATTGAAAATGTTATTTCCAGTTCCTAGCGTATTTGGGTTAAATGGCTGAAACTCCGTAGGCGTAAAGAGTAATGGATGTGATTGTTGCACCATGTTACTGTCGGAAGTATCCACAGTTACTTTGTACATATCACTAGAAGAGGTAGGTACATATTTTGCCTGATCCGATTTCTGTAAAGCAAAAAATTGGCTTCGAAGGTCACTTTCCACGTTGACATTGGCGGCGTATCCGCTCCATGGAGCCGATGCATTACCCGGATTAAAAGTACGCTCAACCGAATATGTAGGGTGACATTGAATAGGAACGGTAGTTGGGTTGTATTGGTCGAGAACATCCATACACCCGTATTTTGTAGCAACAGGTCTCATATCAAATTGAGGAGCTAAAGTGGAGGAAGGAATATTTCTATCGGATATGCGTGTATTTAGTTCATCCACTCTATCGTTTTGGCAGGTATAACAACCATAGAACACCCCTTCGAATTTGTCGTCGCTATTAATAGCACTCATTATTGTTATCTACAAATAATTGTTATGAGGTATAATATATTATATGCACAAAATATTATATATTATATTGACCGATTACTTGATTACATATTTTGTTCCTTTTGTTCCTTTTGTTCCTTTTGTTCCTTTTGTTTACTAAACTAAATCTAATGATGTCATTGTCAATTAGTCTACTCCCAATACTTCTGTAATATCAGTCTCGATCGATTGTCTCTGTTTCTTATAATCACTCCAGCTGATGTTTTTGGCTTCCCTTATTTCATCCTCCTTATTACCGTCTTCATTGTTTGCTTCGGTCGTTAGTTTATCTGCCTTCCTCACTGCTCCGTCAATATATATTTCTTTTAATAATTTACCAACCATGACAGATCCTTCGTGTTGGTCGACGGCACCGTCTTCTATGTAATGCAGTACATTAATAAGTTGCAGTAATATATCCATATTTATTTCATCCTTTTTGACTTTATTGAATATTTCAGTGTATTTATTGAAAAGAAAGCTGCATTTGCTTGCACATTCATCATCGAAAGCTGATACTTCCGTAGTCGCTCTAGTACCCCAATCTTTCTTCAGTTTCATGAGGACGTTTACCTCGTCGAATATTTTTTTACTGTGTTTTAGTTCGCGAATTTGATTTGTGTGATCCTCTGCTTCATTGACACGAATCATCTTGTCTAAATGAATTCTTTCGGAATCACTAATTCCCATATCTTTAATATCTTGCATATTTGTTGTCATATTCCTCTTGTGCTGTCTTTTATTGAATTATAAATATATACGTAGTATATTTTTATACGAAATTTAGATATTAATATAATTAAGAGTACGCGCGTGATGAATATTCTTTTCTGATTAGACTATATACCAAATATCCAGATATCATTCCAATATATCAACATGTCATCTGACGCACCTGTTACACAAGATCCTCCACATATTCTAGCAGCTAATGCCGGGCAAAATGTAGCTGCTTTAGCCATGGCGCCTCTTCCTGAGGGAGCAGGATCACATGCGCAAGCCGCAGTTAACCACTTGGCGTCCGCAGCTCTCAGTCAGCAAAAAGCCAATAATATTAGTGGTGGTGGCAAAAAGAAGAGAGGAGGAGCGAAACGTACTTATAAACGCAGTCGTAAAGATAAACAATCAAGTCGAAAAGGTGCCTCCAAAAAACGCCGAACAAAACGAAAGTCGTCACGTAGTAGTAGAAGTAGTAGAAGTAGACGATCTAATAAATCCAAAAAATAATTAATTGTTTGTTTTGAGTTCTAGTTTCAATATATTATCATCTCCTATATTATATTGAAGAAGTAGAGATTTTAACATAGGGTATTATTTAGATACTTACTTTTACTTCTATTCTTACGATCTATCCTATCCTCAAAATGAGAAGCAGTGACATATCCTTAACAATCTTTATTATTCTTGTATTCGTGGCGCTATTAATGGTCAATGTGTTATCCGTAGGCATGAAAAACATTGAGAATAATTGGCCAGTATATAGATGCAATCCTTCTGTTATGCCTTTTGCAGGAATGTTTGGTCATGATGTAAGCAGTAACTTTTCGTATTGTATACAGAACATGCAATCAAGTATGATGGGTGTACACCTACAACCACTTCACTATCTCACCTCTGTTTTAGGCAATACTGCAAACGAAATTTCTGATTCTGTAAATAATATTCGTAAATTTATTGATCAATTACGAAATATGATTACAAGCATACTGAAATCGATTTTTGGAATATTTATGAACATATTAATTACTTTTGTCGAGATTATTGTGAAAATTAAAGACATGATGGGAAAAATAGTGGGAACATTAGCGGCTATGATGTACATACTTGAAGGCAGTGTGATGACAGCCGAAAGTGTGTGGAAAGGACCACCTGGAAGTTTCCTGAGAATGATAGGTGATTTATAATTATAATAAGCAACAAATCCCACCAACAAATCCCATCAACAAATCCACCAAGTATGTATAGATTAGATTAGATTATCTATTGTTATTATATCAGATAAAGTGTAATAACAATATATTTACATTTCATATTTTTCAATAGTAGTCTTATAAATAATGACCGCATTGGATTCCATAAATACAATATACACGAAATTAGGATACTCTGGTAAGTACGGGGGATCAATATGGACAACCGTCATCCTATTGCTTATTTTCTGCTGCTTAATTACTTATTATTATGTATTGAATCATTTAGAACCCATAAAGGCAAATTGGGCAGTGGAACGATGCAATCCTCTTTATATACCTCTAGCAGGAATTATTGTCAAACCAGAAGACGTATCTTCTTTTGACTATACACAAATGAATTTCCAGTATTGCATTCAAGGAATATTGTCCAGTATTGTGGGAACCTTCTTGTCTCCCGTGTACTATTTAGTGAGCGTCATACAAAACACCTTAAATTTAATCAGCGAAGCGGTGAATCAACTAAGAGAAGTAATGGATTCATTAAGGGGTAATGTTGCTTCTGTAGGAAAGACGGTGATGGAAAAAATATTGAATTTCCTTGTCGTTTTTCAGCATATTATCATCAAACTAAAAGATATTGTTAACAAAGCTCAGGGCGTTATGGTGTCTTCCATATACACTATGCTTGGAACAGTATATACATTACAGGCTTCCATGGGGGCAATGGTGGAAATGTCAATAGGGATCCTTGGATCGTTGGCAGGAATTATAGCTGCGTTACTTTTGATTCCATTTGGTCTAGGTCTTATACCAGCTGTTCCTCTCATTGTCATGTTTCTGATTATATTGATTCCATTAATTTTAGTAATAATAGTATCCACCCAAGTTCTTCATCAACATACAAGTACACCACCAAAATTATAATTAAACATTAACTAACTTCTCGGGTTGGCATAATTTTACTCTATCCATTATGTATAAGTAAATACCGAGGATATATCTTTGTATTTTAGAAGTCATAGAAACGAAAACAAAATGGAACTTTCTTTATTTGGAATGAAATTTAGATTGGAAATTATTATTCTTTGTCTAGTGGTTGGTCTCATCCTCTGCTGTCATGTCCTTGGATCATGTAGCAAAATAGGCATTATGGAAGGTATGGAATTGGCAGGTAGCGCCGTGAACGTTGTTGTCGGAGATGATAATTACAACAACTGGGTTTCAAAGGCAAATGATTACGCCGCAAGTATGGGATACACTTCAGCACAATCTAAGTATGAATCTCACAAGGGCACCCCTGTGCCTCTTCCCAAAGGTGAAATGGATATGTTCGCGGATAATGATTTCTCTCCGGAATGTTGCCCATCCACCTATTCTAGTAGTGCAGGATGTGCATGTATTACTCAAGAACAAGTTGACTACTTGAATGAACGTGGAGGAAACCGAACCGAATAAAAGAATATTATTTTTTTGTAGAAGCATGTTGGAGGCAATAAATAATATAATATAATATGTTTTAGTATAATATACACAAACGTGATCTGTAAAGTATATTATATTATATAGTACCGAAGCTCAACAATGAACAAAGAATCTAAAAAAACTCTTACCACGGCAGCAGTAGGAGCTGCCATTGGTGCTAGTGTAGGGTATGCAATTGGTTCTTCAAAAGCATCTCCCTGTGACGGATGTACCTGCGGTCTTGCTGCTGACAAGAGTGAATCATGTATGGACAAAATAAGAAAACAGAAATTAGAATACCTAGCTCACAAAGAATCAAACAAATGCTTCACTGATCCATGCGACACCTGTCCTCATAAAATATAATTTAAAATATCATAAAAAGTGATTATTCACTATATTCATTTTTTATGTATACATGATCCAACCTTTTTATTTGAAGCGGCGTTTCATCGTTTTTGCTCCATGAAATGTATTACCTGAATATCTTTTCGTCGTTGTCTTTTTACCTCCTTTTTGTTTCTTTTCCGGTACCGGTTCAAGTACAGGAATGGCTACTGGTAAATCTGAGTCCTTCTTTTTTTCATTCTTTTCGTTACTATTATTCATTGCATCAATCGTTCTTGCCGTCGTATAATAGGTCCGTGACGACAACATTTTTGGTTTTGGGGACTTTCTTTTTTTATTTTGTTGCTGTATCTTCTGCTGATTATTTATATACGATTTTTTCTCCTTGTTTAATGACATCCTCTTTTGCTTGAGGTCTTTCATTGCCTTATTGTGTTTATCCGTTTCTTCCACATCTTCTTTTAACGGTATCTGGTCCTGTTGAGTTTTTATTTGATCATTGACCTTTTTCAATTGATTCTCATAGCCTATTTTCATAAGTGTATCCCATTTGTTCCATATTTCTTCTTTCCGTTGATTGCAGGTAAGTTTCACATTATCCAAAACAGACACTTTAGAATACGCACCTTTTTTCAAATGGAGATCAACAATAACATTGTAGTTATCTCGACTTGACTTTTTTACAGTCGTCTTTTTTGATTCCATCCTACCATCCTCTTTTATCATATGTACGCGTCCCTCTTGTTGTGTGCGTGTAACATAGTATTTGTCATTCCAATCATATCGAATTATTTTGTATGCATTTGCATTGTAATAAAAACTTTCATTTTTTATAAAAAACATTTTCAACAAAAATGAAATATTACTTTCAACCAGATCATGGTTCACACTGTCAAAAGAAGAAAATACTTGAAACTTTCCGGTCTTTCTTACTGCTTGAAAGAATTGTTCGAATCTACTTTCTATCAAAAATATTTTGCGTTTGTCTTCTTCGCTCATATCAGAAGGAAACATTTCGTTTGTCAACTTGATGGTGGGAATAAACAAGATATTCGAATGAGATTCATATACTTTTGGATTCAGCATGGGCGGTAAGAAACGTTTATCGTTGAAAAGCTCTTCCCCTTCAATCTCTTTGCCATTCAAATGAACAATTAATTTACTAGTTCTTACTGTCGGTACATGGTCGATTGGTGCTGCTAATGCAAATTTATTGTTATTCATACCTTTTTTAATATGTGAAATTTACTGCTTATACGGTAATATGTATTCACCTTAAAATGGCTATATTTACAGCACAGTAAGTATATATTATTGTGCTATAATAAAATAATCGTTTTTAGTATAATTATGAAAATCAAATATAAGAGTTTACAATTACTTGTTAAATTTAGTAGCATACAAAGATCAAATATATTGAATTATAAACTACTACATGCTAAATCAAACTCTATCATACCATACACAACGCCTATAAAGAGTATCGTTTTATTTTCTTCAAATGACAATTAATTATATAATACGTTATCAAGACATTACATAAATCATCAAATATGTGATTCACGACACACTATGTCGATTGGTAATAATTCACTAAATCCATGTTTCTCTGGTTTTCCTTTTGCTTTTTAGCTCGTTCTAATGTCAACATTGCTTTATTTATTTCATCATCCGAAATAATACCATCTGAATTGGTGTCTATTTTCATTCTTTTATATTTATCTGAAAGTATACACATTGAACTACGAGTGTTCATAAAAAATTGGGTTACAATCACGAACACCATGGTCATTATACACGCTGTTATTATATCCCTTGTACCCATCCAGAAAATCGCAAATATTAATATTTCTCTCGTAATGTTCTGCTTAATAAACAGTTCTACTGTTTCACCTAGATTCAGGTCTACATGTCGGGATCCTATATTGAGAATAATCATGATAAAACCAGCGAAGAAAGTATTTTTGTTTAATGTATTTATCAGATCCGTCGTCATATTTACAAATGTTTTGAACATTTCATGGTTCATAGCGATTCTTATTAATAACTGTTTTCTTCTGTTGGAATGTCGACAGAGTACAGAATAAACAAGACAGCAATATACTATATGCTACGAAAATAAAGATACTTACGAAAATATCATTATTAATTAGAATAATGATATTAACAGATTTGCTTTCCTTCGCCTTTCTTTCTTAACGCTTTCCTAGATTGTATTTGATTCTGTCTATGTGTTTTATGGCGTTCTCTAGAGCATCTTCATAAAATAGCCGCACAGATCTAGCTTGTGGACGTACACGGCTATATAATAACTCAGTGAAACCTTCTTTTTCTACACGATCACCTCCGGCTAAGCCAAACTGAAACATGCATAAACATATAGCTGCAACAATAATTACAATAACAATGGCAGTTTTTCTCATATTCGTATATTTATTTCTACAAAAACAACGTTCCCAATAATCGTATATAATACTATGCTAAAATATAAATATTATGCGACACGTCATTGTGCGTACTCGTTGATTTGTATAACGTTTAAGTATATACCTTAATAAGCCTCAGGGGATTCCTCGCTCGTTACCGCCTTCTTATGGTCAACTTGCACTTTATTGGAATCACTCGCGCGAATATTTTCCTCTGTGTGTAATTGTTCTTTGGAGTTGATAATATCAAATTTACAGTCATCGGAACATATATTACATTTGTCGTCATCGTCAACATACTTTACTTGAGGGAAAACAGTGGCTATATCTGCAAGATCGATTTCTTTATCGTCCTTCATTAGCTTTCCATGTAGACAATATTTTGTTTTGAATTCATCTACATCAGATAATTTTGATTTAGTACAAGGTGTGCCGTTGCAAGGACACTTGGAGCAATGATCTGGTAAATCACTATCTCCAATACAATCATCACATATACTATCAGCTTTCTGCTGTCCCTTACCCTGGTTTGCCACTTTCGAGGTGCTGGTAGCATTCTGCGATTTCCCGATAGCCGCTACACCATTACTCTTGAATGACGGAACTGCTTGTGCCTTTGGTTTAGTATCATCATCAGCATCTGAACCTGTTTCCGCTTCTTCATCCTTATTTTCCATTCCTTCTTTTATTATTGAGTTATTATCAAGCAGTATAACACATAATAGTAATGCGAGTCCAGCGTATAAATTATAGTGCCCAATTATAACTATTGCAGATATGATTAGTAACTTTCCTAAAAACTTGAATACCATATTCAAATACTTATGCGAGAAACAAAATTTGTATACCTATTTGTATTTATATATATTATAACGAAATAAATAATGCATGAAATTTGCAAAATATAATCTGTCTTTTGTATAAGTGATATTTGGAATAGAATGTCTTCTTTAGCAAGTTATGCCGCCCCTTTTGGAAATGAGGACGACGGGCTACCCATAAAAAAACAGAATGCTATTCAACAGAAACGTCAAAGAAATAATAAAACCATGAAACGAAGAGATAACCAAACTTTAAACACAATCAGTAATCCTAAATTAGAAGCGATGATGAATGCTATCAAAAAAAGTACTATGCCTGCTTCCAATTCTTCCAATTCTAATCAGAATAATTGGTTAAATAATGGCGATGAAGATGAGGAAGATAATGAGAATGAGAATGATGATGATGATGAGTATTCCGGTGGTAACAAAATGGGATCATTTAAGCCTCTCTCACCTCCTCATTCTGCCTCTGCGGAAAGGTTACATAATGGAATGGAAGAGACAGCATCACATCCACTATTACCTAAAAATATAACACATAATACTGAAATCAATAAAAACGTCGAACAATTTACACAATTACCTGGAACCTATGCAAAACAATACCAGCAACAATACATACCATATTATAACCAGAGCTCAGATGACATGTCTCCTAATGGAGCAAACAAAGACGAGTTGCTCGAAAAGTTACACCAAATTATCTTTATGCTAGAAGAACACAAGAACAATAAAAATGCGAACTCCACAGAAGAGATCATCTTATACTTCTTTTTGGGAATATTTATAATTTTTATTATTGATTCTTTTGCTCGAGTTGGTAAGTACGTTCGATAATATATCCCAGTGCAATTCGTTGACATAATTTTTATTCATATTCAACGTAATTTTGTTTGAAGTTATACCGTTTATTGTCATAATCATCCCTTTTATCTATAAGAATTGTATTATTACGATTTATGTAAAATAATATACTTTCATTTTTATCTAATATTATATCGATATTGTCGAGAGAATTATTGTTTATGTTCTTCTCCTTTTCGACGACATAGTTCTTAACATATGTTGTAATATACAAGTCTACGCATATTATTGATATAAGTACTATGGTAATAAACAGAACTTGAATTGTAATTATCATAATTTTATTATTTGATGCGATAGATGGGTAGATATGTAGATAGAGAGATAGACAAATAGTTTATTCTAATGATATGATACGTATACGTGTCATTAGAATTCAATTTTTAGTTACATGGTTTTATCATCATTTACGTTTTGGTGATGTTGGATACTTTTACACACTATTACACAACAGTAAAAGAAAAATTATTATTTGTTGGATGATGATAATCGTCTATCAATTCATGAGTGTCTCCATCTTGGGTAGTACCCCAATATAATATTTCATCAGCATTGAATAAGTATGTTGATCCTGATTGAAAGTTACTTCCTTTAAATGTAATCGTCACAGAGTCGAAAGGTTGTAATTCCTGGGTCAATCTAATGTAAGAGTGTTGAGAACTAGTTAAGGCAGGTACAACATTGTAATTAATATTTGTACTTGAAGAGGACGTAGTGATAAAATCAGTAATACCATAATTATCCATACTAAAAGGATACACCGTTTTGATCTCGTTGTCAATGTATGTAGATATTGGTGTCCCAGCGTCTAAATTCTGCAATTTATTAGAAGATGACTCTTCTTTAGTAACTTCAAATAGATTAAAGTAGCAGTACGGATTTTTTGTTGTTTTCACGGTACCAATATTTTTGATTGTTATGGAAACTTCTCCAGAAGACGAATCATATTCACCAGACACTTTGAAATCTGCTTTTGGAATTGTTGGTGCCGTATATTGAAAGGCGTAATAACTATAATCACCTGTGCTATAGTCAGCTGAATTTTGGATAACTGCATATACACCACCATGCACAAATTGTCCCATTATTCTAAAAATTACGCTATCGTTATGTAGTAAAGAAGGGGTGTTTTGAATAGTATGTGTCCCGTTACTCGTAGTAGTCACTGTATTCTCGTAATTGTTGTACATAGGAAGCATCAAATCCACGTCACCTGATAATGCTGATTTTGGATAATAAGTAGTACCATTTACATCCATGGGAATGTTGCCAAGAGTTGCTTCCGATTGATTATATGTTAACTCTACAACACTTACACTATCATATGACTGATCAGCTTTAGAGTTGAATTTTGTATTTGTCATTTGTATAATAACTTCACCGGTTTCAGCATTGAAAGTGCTGCCGGCAAAAGAATAGTCGGGGGTAGTCACACTACCCGCTAGCCTATCTGCC